TAATTGGGGTAACGACAGAATATCTCTTATATGGCGTAGACCCAATGCCGGACTTTGCGGTTAAATCGCCCATAGTCGCACGAATCAACTCCCTGCTTGCTGCAAAAGGTATACCGAAACAGCAGTTTTATAAGGATTGCAGTATTACGTCTGCATCGTACTCTCTATGGAACACAGGGAAAACAAACCCTTCTATGAAAAATCTTAAAATTATCGCAGAATATCTCGGTGTATCAGTGGCAGACCTGCTGCCGGACGAGGAACTCGTTCCGCAGGAGGGCATAAAAAAAGAGCGCCCCGCCGATGGCGAAGCGCGTGTCTGTGATTTGCCGGAATCAATTCAGAAGATCATAAATATTTGCCTAGATCGTCCTGAACTTGCGTCTGCGTTATTAACTCTTGCGCAGCAGATAGAAAAAGGTTGAGTTTCTCTGGTGTAAGTCTCATAAGTGTTTCTGTCAATTCTTTAATCGTTGCGATTTCCTTTTCATCCATTATAATCTCCTGTCTCCACTTCCGCCGTCCTTTTCTTAACCTCCAAATTTTATCGTTTCTTTTTGTGTAGATTTGTTCTTGAGGCTGTCAAACTCTGTTGGTAAAATCGTAGTATCAAATCAAATTTTGACTATGAGGGATTTTTACAATGAAAAGAATGCTTGCGCTTTTTCTAGCTGTGCTTCTTCTGACTGGATGCACGGCAAAAACCGCGAAGAGAGAACCAGATAAAGAGAGGGAACCAGAAACAATCGCCGTTCCTGACGCAAAGGTTGGCTCTTCTCCAGAAGCGCCGGAGCCCGCAGAACCGATTCTTCAGGAACAGCCCGAGGTTCCCATCTCAGATAAAACCGCGCAAACGTCTTTCGGTGATTCCACTGCTTCCGATATCGAACCCGTTGCGCCAGACGCTCCGATTGAAGCATCCGAACCAACCGAACAGCCTGTTTCGGAAGCTATTGCTTCCCCGGACGCTGAGCCAGTTACAGAAACAACGTCACAGAAATCATCCGGTGTATACGTTGGAAGTGTTGACTCGGATAAATACCATAATCCTAGTTGCCGCTTTGCAAAGGAAATCCTCCCAGAGAACGAAATCTGGTTCGATAGCACAGAAGATGCACAGAATTCTGGGTATTCACCTTGTGGAGGCTGCCACCCTAAATAATATTATAGCGCAATGTTTACACCCAAAAATAGAAAAGAGGAAAATAAGATGGACACTGTAGAAAGACCCGTTCCAACCGAAAATCAAAAGTTTTGCAAATTTTGTGGTGCGATCATCGACAAGGACTGCGTGATTTGCCCGAAATGTGGAAAACAAGTTGAAGAATTAAAGTCCGCGCAGCCGAACGTCGTAATCAATAACACGAACACAAATGCGAACGTGAATACTATCCGCGGGTATGGTCGTCCGAAGAACAAATGGGTTTCATTCTTCCTTTGCCTTTTCTTCGGTATGATCGGTGCACATAAATTCTATGAGGGCAAAGTTGGAACAGGAATCCTGTATCTCTTTACACTTGGGTTGTGCGGGATTGGATGGGTCATTGATACTATCGCAATCTTGCTGAAGCCGAATCCTTATTACGTCTAACTCATAAACTTAGAGTTCTGCCACTGCTCCCGTGTCTCGCCTACATCCGACACACAGGCAAAGAGCATGGGCGCTCCTTTGATGTAGTCGAGGCTCAGACTGTGGACGTCTTTGAAAAGCGCCCCGTCTACGATGATGTTTACTTTCCCGTTTTCAAAGCGAATATTGATGCTCTGCATTTGGTGTACCTCCATATTTTAGAACGTTCGTTCAAGAATTTCAATTTGGAATCTTCCACAAAGAACACCTTGCATTTTCTTCGTCCGGTAACCCTCGTAAGCGGCAATTATGGGACAGACTATTTTGTATAATGGAATGTTTAAGATCGCCCCACCGTCGCTCCCCCGGCGGTGGGGCTTTCTCACGCGCCTGTAACCAGCATAGCAAAAGCGGCAGAAATGTCCACCCTCAAATTGGTAAAATCATATCCGTGGCGGAAGAATCAGCGAAATATATGTGAAAATGGAGGTATATCATGTCGGCAATTCAGGAACTCGCCCCATATTTTTCTACATATCAGAGGAACATAAAGCGGGCGAAGGAAGATCAGCATTACACCATCGACAGACTTGTCGAAGAATCCGGCGTTTCCAGATCGGCTGTGACGAAACTCTGCGCAGGAACACAGCAAGACCCGAAACTGTACAATTCTGCCGCGCTATGCCTCGTTCTCGGTCTGTCGCTGGATGAGCTGTGCGGGCTAAAACCGCCTACTGACAGTCCAAGCGAACTACAGGAGCGGAACCACAGGCTTGAACTCGAGAACGTCAGAGCGGCCGCCGCAAACGAAATGCAGCGGGCGCAGATCAAAGCCACACACGCTATCTGCTACCTGCTGGTCTTTTTCTGCGCCATACTTGCGTTTTCGCTGATCGTGTACCTTGTTATCGACTCGCAGATTACAGACGCTGGTATTATCCGGGGCGGAAGGCTATCTGTAATGGCGTGGATATTTATTGCCTTGATTGTCGCGTCCATACTGGCCGTAGGCTTCACCATTCTTCGTATCGTCAAAAAGGAGAACAGCAATGAAAAAACTGAAAGTCCCAGAGGCTGAAAAACTGCCGTCCGGCTCTTACCGATGCCGAGTGATGGTAAATGGGGAAGCGAGGTCGTTCACTGCCGGAACGAAGCGAGAAGCAGAGCAGGCAGCTTTAGAATACAAAATCGGTATCCTTTCTGCCGAGGAGGCCAAGCCGGAAATAACAATCCGCAAAGCCATAGACGAATACCTGGAATTCAAGAGCGGCACTCTTTCCCCAGCGTCTATTCGCGGACACAGAATCAAGCAACGGTGTTACCTTCAACCTATTATGGATGTCCCCTTATCCAAACTCTCCGTGAGTGCTATACAGCAGGCGATCAACGCCGAAAAATGCAGCCCGAAGACCATCCGCGAAACATGGGCGCTGATACGTCCGGCGCTTAAGCGATATGGTGTATCATACGAAGTGGCGCTTCCCACCGTCCAATCTGACGAGCACGCTTTTTTGTCTGCGGAAGAAATTCCTGTGTTTTTGAAAGCGGCAGAAGGGAGTAAGTATGAAATCGCGTTTCTTCTTGCACTGCACTCTCTGCGTGTGTCAGAAATTCTTGGTTTGCGTTGGGAGAACGTTGATCTAAAAAAGCAGTCTATCACGGTTCGAGGAGCTACATTGTTCGACGAAAACAACAAACTGGTAAACAAAGTGTCTAACAAAAACCGCTCTTCGCGGCGGACTATTCCGATCATGATACCGAGGCTGTCGCAGCTGCTTTCAGAAGCAGAACGATTGAGTGATTTTGTCATCGTTGCAAATCCGAACAGCATTCGCGCCGCGTCAAATAAAATATGCAAGAGCGCGAACCTGCCAGAAGTCGGCACACACGGTCTGCGGCATTCCTTCTGCTCCCTTGCATATAAGCTTGGTATATCAGAAAAAGTCACGATGCAGCTGGGCGGATGGTCAGACTACGGAACAATGCGTAAAATCTATACACACATCGCACAAGCAGACATTTCCGAGTCTGTGCAGGAAATGAAAAAGTTCTTCTCTTAATTTTGCCACGATATTTGCCATGAAAATAAAAAGTGCAGTATTTTCAACTGGTTTAAAGCTCAATTCGAGAGTTCGAATCTCTCCTTCCGCGCCAAAGAAGAAACCCTGTAATCTCAAGTGATTACAGGGTTTTCCTTTGTATATCAAGGCTTTCAGGCATTTCGAGCGTATCATTTATTTGCGATGCGTATCAATTATTTGACACGCAAAACACAATTTTGACACGCATTTTTGCCACGGAATTTGCCACGCTTTTTGCCTCGTCATAGGGACTTTATTTTTCTTAAAACAGAATCATATACCCTTCGGTTTACAAGCGATAATGTGTCCATAAGTTCATCAACGACCGTCCAAGCCTTTGCCGGGTCTTTACCAGCTACCGAAAGCAAAAACTCACTGTCCCCGTACTCGCCCACGGTAGCCGGTTGCGCGGTAACAGGAGCGGGAGCGCCGGAGTAGTAACCCACATACCTACCGCCGTCGCCCCGTTCCTCTTCCTGCATCTTGTCGCGTATCACATATAGGTTCGCCAGTTTGGCATAATTGGGATAGCTGGATTCTTCGTATTCCAGCCGTGCTATTTCCTTTCGGATTTCGGCTTCATCCAGCATGTCTTTCCCTCCTTATGCTCTGTCAATCTGCTCCATGCAGCGGCGGATAGCATCGCGCGTCTTATCATCGTCCGCGTCGCGCATCATGTCTTCCAGCGTCGAGCGCATATGTTCCCGAGCATCTGTCCGGCTATACCGCCCCATAGAATCGCGATGCCTGCCACGGTAGGAGCTGCCACGCCCATACGTGCCACGCATGTCCGCTTCCCACTCGCCGTCACGGGAGTACCCGCCGTCCTCGAGCATTTCGATTTTGTAGGTGTTCTTGATGGAGCTTGTCAACTTCTGGATTGCGTCCAAGTCACCGGCGGACATTTCGCGCTTGTCGGCGATATCGTCCAGCTCCTTGCAGAGCATTTCCCGAAGATTTCTTAAATCGTACATATTCCTTCCTCCCTTCACGATACGCGCTCGACGATCATATTGCTATTTGCGAAACTGATCGCCTGTGCGCTGGTGTTCTTTGCTGCTACAGTCAGGCAGCAGCCGCGCGGAACTTCCACGAATGCAGAAACGTAGATGTTGAAATAGTTCTCAACAGCCGCAGGGGTTACGGTCGCTGTGGCGCTGTTCAAAGCCTCCCCGTTAATGGCGAGCGCAGCGGTGATAGCTCCGACTGTTCCGCCTGTAGGAATGGCGATATTCGCGCCAAAGGATACACGGAACTTCGCCTTGCACTGCTGCGTCAGACCACGCAGCGTAACAAGTCCGCTTCCGTCACGGTGGACGATACACGGTTTGCCACAAGCCGACGTGGAAATTAGAGGGACGTTCTGCCCAGCGGCAACAGTTTGAATTCCGGATGATGTAAATTCAGCCATAAAATCATTCCTTTCTGCCTCGAATTAGAGGCAATTAAAATAGCGGCGGGACGATTGCCCCGCCGCGTTGATCGAGTATCGGCAAGGAACCGATCATTTTCGTGACCTCACGAAAAAGCTCTACGTTATGGAGTTAAGCGCAGTTGCCGCAGCCGTAGTTATAGCCGCTATTGCAGCCTGCAAACTGGTACGGAGCCGGCACCGCGAACGACGGGACCGGACGCGGGTTATAATACGCCAACTGCCCGCTCACATAGGACTTTAGCGTATCGTTCTGCGCAGCCTGAGAAGCCGCCAGCTGCGCCGCAAAGAGCTGCTGGTTCTGCTCGGCAATCTTCGCGTCCTTTGCAGCCAGTTCCTGCGCCGTCAATCTCTGGTCAATGCTGCGGAAGCCGCAGTTCATCGCGTCGATGATGTCGCGAGTGCTGTTCTGCATTTGGTTGCGAGTGTCGCAGGCCTGCGTCGCGAGGTTATAATTGATACCCTGAATCGCCTCTCTGGTCTCGCAGCAGCAGTTTGCAGCCTGCATCGCCATGTTGTTCAGCTGCTGCATAAGCGCGGCCTGCTGATTGCAGCGGGAAAGCTCCGCCTGAGAGAAGCCGGAAGTCACAGCCTGCGTTACACCGGCAAAGCCGTTAAGCATCCCCGTGTTCATCGCATAGAAGCCGTCGCAGATACCATTGTTCACGACGTCAATCTTTCTTTCGATGTTCGAGAAGTCAGAGGCCAGAACATAGCCGTCAACAACGCCGCCGCTGTTCCCTCCACGATTTCCAAAGCCGTTTCCGTTACCCCAGCCGCCGAACGCGGCAAAGATGAGGAACAGCACGATCCACCATGCGCCGTCACCGCCCCAGCCAAAGCCGTTGCCGTTGCTGGAATTTACGGGTGCAACAGGCATAGTGGCCTGAACGCCGCCGTCAGAAAGAGACATATCAATCTCTCCTTTCATAAAAATTTTATTATACAAATCTGCGCAGATGTTGTATCTAGAAAATATGTGTGCTATAATTAAAACAAACAAATCCACCAAGCGAAAGAGAGGCGATTATATGTGGATGCCAGTAGCCGGATATGAGGGGCTTTACGAGGTAAGCGATTTCGGAGAAGTAAAAAGCCTAAACTATAATCACACCGGCAAAGAAAAGGTTTTAGCAAAAAAACACCATCAGTCAGGATATGATACCGTCACGCTCTGCAAGAACGCAGAAAACAAAAACAAATCTATACATATTCTTGTTGCACAAGCGTTTGTAGATAACCCACAAGGAAAGCCGCAAGTAAACCACAAAGATGGGAACAAGCGTAACAATCGCGCCGAAAATCTTGAATGGGTAACTGCATCGGAAAACATCAAGCATAGTTTTTACGCTCTCGGAAAACAATCGGTAAATAAAGGTAGGCTCGGAAAGTCGCACTATGCAGCAAAACCAATATACCAATATTCTCTTGACGGGAAATTTGTTAAGGCGTGGGATTGCGTTTCAGACGCTGCGCGCGAGATTGGGTGTAATCCTTGCCAGATACTAAATAACGCAAAGGGGAGAAACAGAACTTGTCACGGCTATATGTGGAGATACGAAAAGTCCGACAGCATAGACACCGAGCCTGCAATCAGTCGGAAAACCCACAAAAAAGCAGGCTTATAGCAATCCGCTACCCCAATAGCTGCTGAAACTGTCCAGCCATCTGCTGGAGCTGGTTCAACTGCTGCTGCGAGATTTTCCCAGACTGTACCAGCTTCTCAACCTCCGCCCTCGGGTCTCCCTGAAAGCTCTGCTTGAACTGCTGAAACTGCCGCACCATATTTTGAAACTGTCCCATCATTCCGGGCATCTGCCCGCCGCCGAGTGCATTAAACAGTGGGTTCATTGTCTGCCTCCTTCACCTTTCTAACGGGCTTGACGCTCAGAGCCGCCACCTTTGCCGCCAGTTCGTCAAAGTCCTTGCGGGTCACGTATTCCACTGTAGGCACTGTTTGCGGCGCTGCGGGGCTCACGGTGGCTGTAGAGCGCTCTACAAGGTCATACGTTGTCATTGCTGGTTTACCGCTTGCATCGGCTTTCTTCACATACACAACCGGTGCATTCATATCCCAAAGCGTGACGGCGTTATTCGGCGCGACGATAAATTCGTTTGCCGCCTTTTCGTTCGGAACCCAGATGATAGACTGTCCCCCGCTCGGTTGCTGTGGCTGAGGTTGTGGAGTCGGATACTGCATCGACGGCGCAGGCTGATACTGTGGACGTATCATTGGTTCCTGCATCATGGGCGGTTGATTGTAAATCGGCTGCTGATACACATAAGGCTGTTGTCCGAACATCATTTATCCTCCTTTTCCCAGTAGAACAGTGGGATTTCGTTCCCGGAATCCCAGCTATCGAAATACTTTCCGTCCTCTACGCACACGACGTGGCTTGATAGAGCTAGTACATACACACCGCGCGGATGGTCTCTTGCGAATTCCTCGACCGTATAGCAGTCCGGGCATGTATTCGGCACAACGTTCCGGGTAAATCCATGCTGCCGGAGGTACGCGCCCCAGACACTGTTTGCCGACGGCATGTCCCCCATTTTCAGCCCATGCAAGCAGAGCCCGACGTATGTTTCATCCCAGCTCTTGCCCGTCGCCTTTGCAATTGCCCGGACGGTACAGTCTCCGACCTGCTTTCCCTCCGGATTCGGATTGAAATAAGAAAAGCCCATACCGAACACTCCTTTGATGTGTCCAGTATGGGCTTTTTCGTATTTTCGTGTGCCTCAGTTGTGCATCATCTACGCTCAACCTGATATGAGTACCCCAGTTCCAAGCTTGGGTGCCGGGGCACGTTTATTTGAGATACGTGATGTCAGAGACAGGCGTGATATCTGTGCGGACCTCTTTGCCATCTACACCCCGCGAAACGCGCGTGACATGCCATAGTTTGTCTTTGTAAACCAACTGGTCGCCTGCCTCTAAAAATCGGACTGCACCAACGCCCGGGACGAGTGCCTCGAAGTCGGGGATATCGACAAAACCGACCTTGTACTCGCAAAGGTATCCGGCGCAAAAATTGCCTAGCTGACATGGCTCGTACCACTCGGCCTTACGCTCCAGCCATCTCCGTCTTGAGACGACGATCACTGCGTCGCGAAGCATCTCCGGCGGGACGTTTCCCGGCCATCCGCGCTCTAATTGATTTATGTACTCGTGTACTGTCATAATCCCCCTCCTATTGCATTGCCCTGAAAAAAGCGAGGCTCCAGACGCCTTGCTGCTCGAGCGTGAGGCATTTGTCAAAGTTGGCCGTAAACGTATCGATGTCGATTTTGCCGTACTGCTCGGCGATTGCGCGGTCGATATCGTCCGTTGCCTTGCCCATCGCGTGGAGCTTGCGGACCATAATGGTCGCCCACTTGATGGGGAATCTCTGCGCGTTGTCGATGTCGCTCTGGCTCCTTGTATTTGTGGCCTTGCGGCAGATCGCAAAGATCACGGCGAGCGCCTGAATCTGCTCGGTTGTCATAGTCGTCACCTCCCTGTTTATATACTCACCAATCCAGCCCCGCAGGAGCTCATTGGGTGTTGTCCCGTCCTCTTTTGCTGCCGCCTTAAATTCTTCAGCAAGCTCACGCCGCACTCTAGCGGCGACGTTTGTCATGTTTTCGGCCTGCCACTTTGCAGTGGCGCGGCGCTGCGAATCGCTCTGCATAGTTCCACCTCCAATCAGCAAGGCATGGGGTCGTCGAGGTCCGCCGCGCGGCGCAAGGCTGCTTTTACAGCCTCAAGGTCGAAACTCTCAACGGGCTCCGAATTCGCAACCATCATCTCTGCCATGATATCGCCGGTTTCGTCCATGTAAACCTGCGCGTTCACGGCATTCGCGAATCGGGTCAGCAGATCGGCTCCGTCTTTATACGGTGCCATTTTCTTTTCGCGGTCTGCTCTGATCGCCGCGAATACAGTTTCCGTGATAAACCCTTCGCACATAAACTTGTGCGCCGTTTCCACCTCCGCATAAATTCTACTTTCGATGGTGCTGAGTTTATTTGACGCGTAGTAAAGTTTCTTTGTATTGATGCTCTTGATTTCCATTGTTTGTTCCCTCCCGGCTTTCGCCTTGCTTTATCTTATGGCCTTATTATATAGTATTAAACACTATATGTCAAGTACTTTTTGCAAAAATACAAAAAAATAAGCGCCGAGAAACCGGCGCTTATCTCAGTTATACAGTTTGTTGGATGTCCGCTGCATCTCCCGCACGATACCAGGCAGGCGGCGCTGCACCGTGGCACGGCCAAGATACAGCTCTGTGGCAACGTCTACCTGTGGTAACTTATCCACAAAATACAGTTGCGCGATTCTCGCGTTCTCCCTGCCGAGATTTGCCTGATAGATGACGGTTTCCATGTCTTTCCTCGTCAAACAGCTAAGCTCCGGCGGGAGTTTTGCCCGCGCCTGCGGTGCCATAATAACACCACCTTACTTCATCGCAGCTGCGAGTTTTTTGAGAAGATCGTCACCGTACTTGTATCCGGCGAGGTAATCGATCGTGCTGTCTGTAAGACCGGCCTTCTGCTTGATGGTCTTCTTCGCCTCCTCGACGGCCTCGTCGACCTTCACGGTGTCGTACTCGACCCACGGGAGCTTTCCGTGCTTCTGCCAATTGCGGGCGTGGTAGCCTGCTTTCGTGCCGATGTTCTGGACGGCGGTGATCTGTGCGCCGTTGTCCCAGATTGGGGTACACTCGACCGCCAGACCGTCTCCTATGTACAAGCCCCAGTGGCCGGGCATCCAGAGGCCTTCGCCGGGGATGAGCTTGTCCCAGCCGATGCCGGACACGGCGTAGCACTTGGCGATCATGCCGTCGGCGGAGACATCCGGCACGCTGTTTGAGGCATACCTTGCACCGCCATAGTAGGCGTTTTTGTTGCCGTCCCAGCCCCAGAGGATGCCCTTCGTGAGGTTTACGCAGTCAAAGCCAAAATAGCCCTTGCCGATAAGATTGCGCAGATACGTGACTCTGCCGCCGGTGTACCAGTCCGGGTACTGGGCGGATTTCTCGTCAATGATCGTCTCGCCTACGGGGGAGCCGAAGCAGCCCCACATGTAGACGGTCTTGTAATTCTTTGCAACGTCAATGTGCCTGCGCACAAGCTCGGATGCTTTCATAAAAATCTCTCCTTTCGATCATTATGCCGCGTATCGCCAGAGGTATCCGCCCCTCGTTTTTCTTCGTCCAACACAGCATGCATAAATGTTGCTATGGGCGAAACCAAGTTCTCGCTCGATCTCGCGCATAGATGTCCACGTTTTTACAACTTCGCCGGTCTTTGCATCGACCTGTTCGACTTTCCTTGCAGCTGTTTGCTCTTTAAAATCACGAAGTTTTTTACTAACCTTTTCGTTCCGACCACCATAATTGATGTTGTACGACGCTGTACACCATTCCAGATTTTCAAGACGGTTATCCAGCCGGTCTTCGTTGATATGGTTCACCTGCGGCAGATTGTCCTGGTTTTCCAGAAACGCAGAAGCCACAAGTCTGTGTACCATGATCGTATGCACTTCCCCGTTCCCTTTATAAAGCGCGACCCGAGCGTATCCAAATTTAGAAATAGCGGGCTTCAGTACTTTCCCCGTTCTTTCTGAGTATACATCGCCCTCGCCGCTCACCAGATAGCGCGGGTAATCAGGAATCCTTTTCCACATTTTCATTCTCAGAAGGTTCTTTTGCGTCCAGCGCATCTTGCAGCTTCTGTGATTGGCTCCCAAAATAAAACGCGATAATGACAGCGTAGATCGTCATAAAGTCCTGCGAGATTTTGCCCGCGACGGACATATAGGCAAACACGCCCGTCAGTGTGAGCGTAACCAGGCTCTTGACGCTGAGCAAATTGCCCAGCCGCTTTTTAATGTTTTCCATAATCAGCCCTCCACCTTGATTGCGCGGTTCTCGAACTTTTTGTAAGCGTCGAGATAGATTTCCTGCTTGTCGCCGTTGAGCGTCAGTTCGTAGTACATGCCGTCGAGCAGCGTCGTGGAAGCCAGCGCTTTCCAATTCTGCAACGTTTTGCAGTACCACACGACGTAAACGTCATCATGGCCGATCTGCTTTCCGTCGCTCTTGTCTAAGTGTTCGTTGGTGTAAGCAGTCACCAGCTTTTTCACAAGCTCGAAAAACTTCTTTTCTGTCATTTTGTATGTACCCCTTTCATTCTACCGGTTCGTTCTTTTTTGCGAATACTCGTTTAAATGCCAGCAGGCCCAGCTCTGTTACTGCTGCGCCCCCGGCGTAGCCGAGCACGTCGGACAGGTCGACCGACGTACCAAGCTCCGGGTTGCTACCGACTGCGATAAGGACAGCGATGGTTTTCAGCGCGCACGCCCAAATCAGCACCATCGTAAGGAGTCTGAGCAGATAGATGACGATGGTGCGCGCCATCTCGCCTTTGCTCCACTTGCCTTTTACCCGCATATTGCCTCCCGTTTTATTGCGCGCTGCTATGCTCGCACTGCGCCTCCAGCTGATGCAAAAACTTTTTTACATCGCCGTTGCCGCCCAGCTTGACGTATTTCTGCCCGGCAATCAGGCGCTCTGCCATCGGCATCTCCTCGGACATGATCGTCAACCGCAGGATTGCAAGATACTGCTCGTCCTGATGCTCCTGCATTTTGCCGAGCTTTTTGTCGATCTCTGCAAGGTGCGTATCCTGCGTCGTGGTCTTCCCGCGCTTTTTCTGTATCGCGCTGACGACGGCATTGACGACCGCCGTCAGCGCGGACGAGCCGAGCACGGCGCAGACGAGGGTAACGATGATGGTCTTGGTGTCCATGTGTTCTCCTTTTTCGCCCTCGGGCGGCTGTTATCCTTCTACATCCCATGCCTGCGGATACTCCGCGAGACTATATGCTGTGTCCTGGTTAGCTTTGGTGAACTTTCCGCCCTGCACTGCCCATTCTCCCGCCTTGTAAATATCGTGCGCGCCCGTCGGATGGACAAACTGCCGTGCCGTCTCGCGCGATGTCCCGTGATATGGCTTGTTGAACGTGTACCAGGCAGTCTTCCCCGGCGCGATATCCGGATAGACCGCGTTGTCATACGCCTGAAAACAAGTCCACGGCTCTCCATCAACAAGGAACGTTTCACCCACTGTGTGCTTTCCCGCCGTCCATTCCGGGTACAGTGCGGAACACCGGATGATCTCGTCTGCTGTTTCCAGCTTCACATCCTTCATCAAAAACTGCACCGCGTATGCTATAGACGCATCCAAGTCGTATTCTACCGGCTCCTGCGCCATCGGCTGCGGCAGTGGAATATTGGTAAGCACCCAGAGCCCATCTGTAATTTCCTGCCGGAGATAATCTGCCGTGTCGAATGTCTGCATCTGGAAGCCATTGTTCGTGTAGACCGCAATAGACCCGGACAGAGCAGAAACGCCAGCCAAGCTTGCACCCTCAAACCGTACCGTCCCATCTGTGCGCGTCACGCGGATATTCGGGTACTGTATAGACTGATTTGTAATGTACATTCTGATCTCCTATCCCATCGTGATATCGCAAATATAGTATGAGCCGCTGTTATTGGTTTTTCTATCGAATGCAATGGCTGCGTTCCCGGTCACCTTCAGTGCGTACGTTCCGATCCCGGCCATCACCAGTTCCCCATTGAGAGTTATCTTGCAGCGGGTCTCATTACCGCCTACATAGACGTCAACTGTCGCGTCCGGCTTCACTTCTACCGTTGCCGTCGCCGTATATTTCGTTTCTCCAATTGTCGCATATGCGTTTTGGGGACTAAGATCGCCGGATATATCCACTGTGAAGTGTTCCGGGGTCGGAAGACCTCTTCTCAAAAACATTCCCATAACGGCCTCCTAAAAGCAAAAGCAAAACGCCGTTCTAGTCGCCTCGGAGGTTATGCCTTTGCTGGATGGGGTACCCAAAATGCTAATCGCATAGACATTACTTCCGCCGGCGCGTGTCCGTGTCCACCATGCTACTTCTCCCCCCGCCATTTGCTTTACGCTATAAAGCTGATGGGAATAGTACGCATACTGCATACCTTCGGCAGCGTCTACGCCGGAATTACCAGGTTGTCCGACCTCCACTACCGACGGGAGAAACAATTTATCTGCTGTTGTATCGATACTTGAACCGTGTTTCGTCAGCTTGGTTACCTCTCGAATCCCGCTTTGTACCTCTGCCGGCATAAGCGCAAGGATCGCCGGAAGCGTTTCCGTCCGCATAATGCTATCGATCCACGCAGAGCCGCCGGTGATTCCGTATCGTCCCGCCGCATAACAGTCGTGCAGCTGGAGTGTCAGCGGTGCCTTGCCCGAGCCATCCGCGTAATCATCATGGTTCATGCCGATAATGTCGATTCGGTATTCTGCGCCGTTAATCGTCATGTTCTTCCAGTCATGCACCTTCCACTCTTGCGGGATTTGCTTACTCTGGCAGGCCGCTATGATCTGCGCCCACGACCACCCGGCAAACCCTACCGGCTTTTCGATCCATCTAGGGCTTCTTCCGCTCATCCAAATACCACCACCTTAATTGGAATGTTGATCTCCGGTGGCGCGCCGATGCACTGCGCGGTCAGACTGTTCGCACCTGTCGTAAAGTTACTGACGCGGGAGAACCCCGTCAGAAGTGCGCTGTCTGCGTCCTTGTCCATCCCGGAAAGTGCAACGTCCCACTGCGGGTCAACATCGTAGGATGCCTTTAGCCCATCTATCGTGATCGTCTGCGCCTGGTAGCCGTGCGAATCCGCAGCCCAGCCCGAGGCGAGAAGCGTGCCGGTGTACTGTTTTATGTTCATAGGCTCATACACTCCTGTAATCAGCTCGCCCGCCGCGTTGTGCGCCGTCGCGCCCTTGAGAAGTGTCTCCGGCGTTACGGTGTCGGCGGTCAGGTCAAGCTTGATTTCGCCGTTCAGGGCGACTTTGTTGACTGCCATCTCAGCCTCCGATCTGGAGCGTCTGCCCTCCTGCGGCGTTGTCGGTGTAGGTGACGGGAATCGCCGCGACAGTCACCTGCGACAGATAGTCATACGTCTCATCCGGCGTCACGACCTGCTCGGCAAAGCTCGGCGTGACGTTCTTGTTCGCCTGTGCCTTGACCGCCTCGCCGCCGTAGCTGCCCACCACGCCGAGAATGGTAATGCCGGACTTGATATTGCCGGGAATGATTTTTGCTTTTTCTGTCGCCTTGATGCGCGCTTTGCCGGAGCCGTCGTGGAAGCCCATTGCAATTGTCGGCTCGTCTTCCGCATCGGCAATCTCGAGCGTCTTTGCGCCGTTGTCCGGCATGGTGCCGGTCAGCTTCGAGCCGCGCGCGTAGAATGTCTTGCCCTTCAGAACCTCCGCAACCGCAGCGTCCGCGTCCTGCGAGTTTACGTCAAATTCGTTCGTGCCGGTGATCGGCGCGCCGGACTTGTCGTGCGCGGTGACGCCCTTTTTGAGATCACTCGCGACAATGGTGTCGCCCGACAGGTCGAGCTTTACCTCCGTTCCGACGATCAGTTTGTTTACATACTTGTTTGCCATATGCTCACTCCTAACTGTTCATATACTCGTCGCCCATGATGAGCGTCAGCCCACCGGCGGCGTTGGATACTTCGTACTGTGGAATCTTTGCAACGTTCACGTCGCGGGACAAAAGCCGGTTTCTGGTCGGCAAGACCACCGGCTCGTAAGTCTTCGGCGTTACGTCGTATACGCCCTCATAGGGCTTGCTATCTCCAGTGTAAACCACCTTCGCCGGGGCGATCTTCATCTTGATCTCCGGCTGGGAAAGCGTCATTTTAATCATATCCCGCCTCCTTCAAGAACTTTTTCGCGTCCGTCTGCACGATTTCAGCCGCCATCGGGTTTCCGTCGCCATCTGTTAAGGCAAGCTGTAGCCTTACGGTGCTTGCTTGCAGCCGCATCGCGTCTGCATACGGGATTTTTACAAGCAGGTGCGTTTCGTCGACTACTGTAGGTTCGTACTGGAAGAAGGAGCATCCCTGCCTTACGTAAAACTCAATCTTCGTCGCTTTCGTCAGGTCAGTTCCCTCTACTTCCACCGATAAAGCGTTTGCAATTTTCTGAAACACTGAATCACCCCCCTATGTTTTTGGGATTCCGACGACGTAATCCACCACGTAAGAGCCGGAAATCTTCGAAATCTTCACGCGGTCGCCCGCCTTGAACGAAATCGACGTGTTGCATTTGTAATGCTTTTCGCTTGCCGTCGTGCTGCCGTCAAAAATCAGGCTCAAACCGTCGGAATACACCGCGCCGACCGTCGCAAGGTCAAATGTCGGTGCTGTTACCTTATTTTCTTTCTGCGTCGATAAGCCCGGAATCATGCAATCACCGTCCTTTTTGCTGTGTGTTTCATCAACTCTCCCGCGCCAAGCGTGATGCTCCAAGCGGTTTCCTCATAGATTCCGCCGATATCCGGATGGTCAATGGAGATCGCGTCCCCGATGCCGTGATTTCCCTCAGAAAATGTCTCGAAACTGATTGTTTTTACAGTCTGCTGCGACTCGCTCATCAGCCGGTTCGCGATGGTCTGCAATTCTTCCTGAGATGCAACATTGTCGACCTTTGTCACCTGAACGATTCGCATATTCCGTTTGAATGTCGAGGTCGCAGATGTCGGCGATTCGTTTACCGCCGTCGCCACAAGCGCATCTTCCAAATCTGGGTTCGAGCAGACGCACACAAAAACATTTGGCGTAGAAAAGATGTCCGTTTCCTCTGAAGCGTCTGCCGAAATCGGTCTCAGAATCTCCGTCCCGCCGTATCGGTGCTTGATGTTTGCCGCAAGCGCCTGTGTGTAAGGCTCAATATGGGCAATGCCCTGCACGTCGAACCACACAGGCTTGTAGTTGATCTCCGCCAGAAGGTCATTGCAGATCGTCAGATAATCTGTTCCGATCTCCCAGTCCTCGCGGTCTGTGGCAAGCGTTGCCGCAGAAGCTGTCGTGATAGCCAGTGCCACGCCGCACGTTGTCAAAATCTGCTGAACGACCGTCAAGTAAGACGTGCCCTTTGCATAATGCACCCGCGTCTGCGTTTTGTTGCTTTTGAGCAGCCAGCACCGGTCATACGCCTCTACCTTGACCGTCTTTCCGTATTTTGTGACCGCTGTGGTCACCGTCGCGGCGCGGAACACCCCGAGGGGATATTCCGTGCCGTCCACGGTCAAAATCGGCTGAATTTCGTCCGACAGCAGGTCGACAATGGGATTCACATAGAATTCGCCGGAAAAGCTCGACTTGATCTCGCCGGACGCATCGAAATAAACCGTTGGGTCATTTCCCGCCGCCCACGAAAGCGCCGATACCTCGCCGCCCTTTCGTAAAACCGCCACGCGGTAGGATACGTCACGAATCAATGTCGATCACCTCCGCGTAGTCGATCTGCTGAATTGAGAAGTTGACGACGGATTTGTCCGGGTTCACTCTCGACGTGTCGCTTGTCTCGTTCAAGTATCCGATGACCATCTCGCCGGACTGCGTTTTCAGGCACACCAATTCGCCAATCAGCACGTCAAATCCCGCTTTGTCTTCGCCCGGAAGGAAAACCGCCGTGCCGCCGACCTTCTTTGTCACAAACTCGCTTCTTTCCGCGTGCGGGTACGTGCTGCCATACATGTAAATGTACTGAATGTCGCGGCTGATCGCGTTCTGCACCGGCTGATTCTTAAGTCCGCAATGTTTGAGCGTCACTTTCTTCCCGGACGCGATGCCGTAGAGCGTCACATACTGTCCAGTCGTGATCGTTACCGTGACCGCGCTGGATAAGCCGTAGTTGCTCGAATCTGCGTAGCAGCCGCGCACCTGGTACGTTGTGCTGCCGGAGGACAGCTCGTCGGTGTACTGCGTCTGGGTGAGCTTCGCAATCGGCTTTTCGTTTCGGTACACAAGGTAAAAATCATAGCTCCCCGAGGTCTGCCAGTTGAGATCTGCGACGCTGGACGCTTCGACGCTGAGCGAGATCGTCGCGCCCGGCGTATTGGTGACAGGCAGCGCCGCCGCGCCCCAATCAGACCACATGCCGTACTGGTTCTGCACGCGCACGCGCACCGTGTGGCTGCCGTCCGCAAGATACGCCGGGCTTGTCCACGTCTTGTCCGTGCCGTAGTGCGTGCCGCCCGAGAGCTTGCCGTCCAGCTCCACCTGGTACGCCTCCTGCTCGGAGGTCTGCCAGCTGATGGACGGGCGCGGACCCGTGCTCTTGATCTGGATGCTCGGAGCCGTCGGCGCGGCAATCACAACGATCTGCGCCGCATCGCTCCACGCGCCCGCAATGCCGTCGGCGTTGTAGGTGCGCACGCGCCAGTATTTGATGCTGGATGTGAGCGTCCCGGCAGGACACGTCCACTGCCGCGCCGCGCCGGTGACGGTTGCAAGCGTCGTCCATGTGCTGCCGTCGGTGCTCTTTTGCAGGTCTGCCTTGCTCTGCGCCGTTCCGGTGGCGATTGAGTGCTGCCACTGGAACAGTACGTCCTTTGAGCCGTCAATCACCGTGTCGACCGGGCTTAAAGGCGCGGCGGTCGGCGTTGCGTCGGCGGTCGAGAGCGTCACCCAGTCGGACGTTGTAACCACGCCGCTGTTTGCCGTGACGGCTACCTGCCACTGGATGCTCGTCGTACCCGCGAAGGTGTTCGCCGGGACTGTGACGCTCTGCGTGTTCCCAGAGACTGCAATCGTGTGAATCGTACCGTTCGTCCCGGAGCGCCAGCGGAAGACGGCGGAGGCTTGCTCGACCTCAGGTGCGCATTTGTTGTCGGCATCGCGTGCACGCCACGTAAATGTATTGTCTTGCGTTTTTATGATTGCGCCAGATTTTGGAGCTAGACTGTCTAATGTCAAGCCTATCGTGTCGCTATCATCAACCGTTACTGTTAAATAAGGGGCATTAGCGCCGCTTGTTACTACAGCGACGGAGCCATCAGAGAAGTCGCCGAGGAAGAAAGCAAGACCGTACCTGACCCCGTACACAGTTGTATAATCGTCAATTTCATTCCAACCGTTTGATATAGTTGCCTTGGTGGCGGTCGCCGTAGAAGATAGGTGATTTGGTCTCGTGTTGTACGTAATAGACTCCGCATTAAATTGGTCGTACAGTGCTTTTGTGTATGACCGGTCCTCATTTGTTACCTTGCTTAAATATGCATGTGCACTCGAGCTGGTAATGCGCTTAAAACGCATATTTTCGGGGAGGTCATGGAAGGACATTAGCAAGTAGTCTTTTTCCTCTAGCGTAACAGGGTTTGATGTGTGGTCGTTCACGCCTCTTGCAGATTCGTCCAAAAACGCGAAATCTTTGATTTTTACTGTAGCCGTAAGGCTCAATCACGTCACCCCCATTCTGGCCACTCTTCTTTGATTCTTCATGCGGCGGATGAAGTCGTCGATTCTCATGCAGATACCCCCATCCGCGAAGTCAAACGCTCATTTTCTGTAATTCGGATAATGTCATTAAACTGCTTCACCCGGTCGGCATTGATGTTGTAGTAGTTGTTCGTCGTGCCTGCTCCGGCGAGTGCCGGAAGATGACCGAAGGAAGACATTCCAAAGGTCATCGTGCCGAAATCGAGTTGGCTTTGAATTCCACGCTTGACATTTGAAAATTCCTTGTCAAAGCCCTGCCCGAGTCCTTCCGCCATATATCCGCCAATACCGGCGAAGACCTTAGACGGGGACGCGATTCCGAGGAAGCTTTTCACACCGTCCACAAGCCCCGTGAAGACGTTTTCAACCGTCTGCTTGAAACTGTTCCACATATTCACGAAACCGTTTTTAATGCCCTCGACGATGTTCTTTCCGATGCTTCCCCAGTCAAACGAGAGGAATGTGTCCACGATAGACCGAATCAACCGTGGAATGACCATAACGATATCCGGAATCGCTTCAATAAGTCCGGTAGCCAGAGCCGCAATGATTTTGGGGCCTGCCATGATGATCTCCGGCAGATTGTCGATAATGCCCTGCACGATTCCGAGAATCAGGTTCGGAATCGCCGCAATCAGCTCCGGCAGAGCCTTGATAAGCCCATCTGCAAGCGCCATTGTGATTTCCACGCCTGCTTCAAGAATTTTCGGCATATTTGCAATGATTGCCGTGACAAGGTTCGCGATAACGTCTGGGACTGCTGCAATCAGTTTCGGAGTCGCATCTACAAGCCCATCAACAAGAGCCAGAATGATAGCAAGCGCTGCGTCAATCAGGTTCCCGAGGTTTTCCGGGCTGGTCAAAACCTCTACGATTTCAATAATTGCATCCGTTGCGGCGGGAATCAGCTGCGGGAGTGCGTCTGCAATACCCTGTGCAAGCGATACAATGACATCAATGCCAGTCTGTGTGATCTGCGGCAAAAGCTCAATGAGAGCAGGAACGAGTGTGTTGATGACCGTCGGCGCAACGTCCGCCAAAACCGACAACACGGACGGCAAAGCCGCCATAAGACCGGTTACAAGGTTTGTAGCGCCCTCTACAAGAGACGGAAGTACCGTGCCCAGAATCGCCGGTAACTGTTCGCTTACCGTTCCGATAAGGGACGTTGTCGCCTCGACGATACGCGGCAAAAGCTCCTGAATCCGAGGAATCAGATTGTTGCCCGCAATGACCACAGAATCCGTAAAGTTCCCAACCAAAACGCCTAAATCTTGGTCAGGGTCTGCCATGCCTGTCACAAGATTCTGCCATGCGGATTTCATCATACCGAACGAGCCCTGAATCGTGCTTGCCGCTTCCTCTGCCGTCGTGCCCGTGATGCCCATTTCTGTCTGCACCACGTGGACAGCATCTACGATGTCCGCATAGCTTGAAATATCGTACTTGATGCCGGAAATCTTCTCTGCGTCCGCAAGCAGCCGCTCCATTTCCGCCTGCGTTCCGCCGTAGCCGAGTTTTAAGTTGTCCAGCATTGTATAGTTCGATTTAGCAAAGCCTTGATAAGCATTTTGGATGGATGTCATGTCCGTGCCCATCTTGTTTGCGTTATCGGACATATCGGTAATTGCCAAGTTCGCCTTGTCCGCTGCCGCGCTTGTGTCTCCATCGAGAGATTGCAGCAGAGAGGCCGAGAAGCTCGTTACCGTCTCCATATATTCATTTGCGGACAGGCCAGCGGTCTTATATGCGTTGTTCGCATAATCCATAACCTGATCTTGGCTGTCCTTGAAAAGTGTTTCCACACCGCCCACAAGCTGTTCATAGTCAGCGTAAGCGGCAACCGCTTTCGTTCCGAGCGCTCCGATTGCAGTAGCGCCAGCCGCAACACCAGCAACAGCTACTTTCCCAGCCGTCGCAAGTCCGGATTTCAGTTTTTCCCCGAGTCCGGATGTTTTCTGCCCAACTTCATCAATGCCCTTATTCGCTTCGGTTGTATCCGCACCGATTTTTACAAAAAGTTCAAATAGATTCATGCTTCACCACCAGTCCGCACCGCTTAATAACCTCGGCGGTGATCTCTTCGCAGGTTCGGTTGTCCTGCGGCTTCGGGTCTATCAGGTCGGAATATTTCGCCTGAACAAAGCTGCCGCCCGCGAATTTCGCTGTGTTTTCCGTCATTGTGCGCAAACACTCCGTCGTATAAATGCGGAAGGCTGATTCCTCCTGCTGCCGCTTTACCAAAATCGGCAAAAGGCGAATCAGCCCTCCCACGCTTATCTTTGGAGCTGCCAGAAGCGCAAGCGTTACGCTTTCGCCTCCGACGCGCACGATTTGAAAAAATCCAGCATATCCTTGTCCTTGGCGATCTCCTGAATCTGCCGCATGGTTTTTAGGACGCTCTGCTTTTTGATCGCTTCAACAGTCGATTCGTTGACCGCTGCCAGAATACCAAGCGTATCTTCCCGGTGCTTTTTCAGGATCAGCGGAATCCACTGCCCAATCTTCTGCGCACCGATCGCGTATTTTTCACCGGCTGTCTGAGGCTTCTCTGCGTCAATCTGTGCTTTCAGGCTCTCCCGCAGCTCATCGTCCGTCAGGATGTTGAGCGCGTACACGCTGACCTCGCAAAGAACATCAGCTGCCCTGTCCGTGCTAAGTTCCGAAAATTTCATACTTTCTTCTCCTTACGTTTCAGCCGTACCTGCTTTGATATAAACCTCATACGGCACAACGTCCTGCTTCGACATCGAATAGTGCGCCGTGTACTCAAACGCCATCTGCCCCTTGTTCTTGTCCGCCGTTTTCAGCTGGAATCCGCCGGTCGATAGCGCGTTCATAAGCCGAATAGCAATGAAACCACCGTTTGTCGCACCGTTCTTGTCGGAATAATCACCAACAAGCCAGATGTCCGCAAAGTCAGCCGCCGAAAGATCGCGCCGAGGAACAACCTTCGTCGTATCTGTGCCGTCGATGTCGGCCGCCGCCATAAGAGATTTCGCGGAGGCGGTCGTAGCCGTTACATATGTACCGGAAAGTTTCACTTCGACATCGTCCATCCGCTTCATTTCCATTGTGTTCTTGGGGCAGTTGTCCACATCCGAGCCGTAGTCGGAATACGTCGGTGTCGCGGAAAACGTAACGCCGCCGGTAGTTGCGCCGATCTGGTTCTCCGGTTCAAACGTTCCGGTTGCAGGCGTAAATTCGCTTAAAACAACGCCAGCGTTGATTTGCAGCTGCTTAAACGTATCCGCCGGAATTTTTGTAAATTTCGCCATGAAATCAGTCCTTTCAGTTCGCGGTAATGTATTCGACCGTTACGTTCAAATACCGCCGCTTGATGTATTTGTCGGAATCGTCCGCGATGTTCTGGCACCACGGCGTTCCGCGCTTAATCCAAATTGCGCCGCCGTCGCACGGAACGAACACGCCGCCCAAACCGATCGCGTCCGAAATTTCCTGCGCTTTGGCATTCGGTTCTGCTTCCTTTTCCGTGTAGTACCACAGATTCACCGTAAGCCCGATTTCTCCGCTGTCCCACGCGCCCGTAATAAGCTCATACGTGAGCCACGGGAAAACAGCATCGTCCGGCACGCTGGACGTCGAATAGGCTGTCAGGAACTGCGAAAACCATTCTTGTAGAGCCTGTCCTTTTGTCATGCCGGTAACGCCTTCTTTTCTGCCGTGAAATACTTGAGATCGAAGCTGGCTGAGCGTGGGGTTTTCTTTGCCATCGGCTCCGATGTTACACGGTACGTCTCGCCGGTCGTTTTATCCCGGAAGAAGTCGTTATACTCAATCGGAACGCTTTGCTGAACCAGAACCGAGTAAACGCTTGTAACGCCCTCTTTCTCGGCTCTTCTGGCCTCCATCGACGTATCAAGCGCCTGATAGTTGTAAAACTCTGCGCCTTCCGCCCACGTCGTGATATAGCCGCTCTCGCCGTCCGGAACACGGCTTTTATCCAAGAGGACACACGGTCTTGCAAAATCGTCAAGTAAGCTCATATCTTCCTCCATTGGTTCAGGCGCGACTTAAAAACAGACTGCCATGTTACCACCCCAGCGCCGGTTGCAGACCCGCTCGTCGATTTCGAATAGCTGTACCCGCCGAAGCTCTCCGACGTGTACGGGCTCGCGGCGATGTCTCCGTTCTTTTCCTGCCACGCCTTGATTTCCTCTCCCAAGCAGAGAAGTGCGGGAGGAACAGACATCGGCCAGATAGAGCCGTCAAATGTCTCGTCTGCCATCGCGTAATCCGGGTATTGGTGAACTCCGTCGTTGAAAACAGAACCCACCACACGGAAAAACTGTCCGTTTTGCAAAAACGGCAGTGTGATGCTGCCGTTTTCGACCGTGTACGTACCACTGATTCTGTCAGTCTCGAACCAGTTCCGAAGCACGCCACATAATTCAGTCAGCATCACACCGCCACCTCCATTACTTCGCCGTTACCGTCGCGTTACCGGCCTTCTGCGCCTTGTAAGTCGCGTCAGCCTCAACGACTGTGATCTTCTTGTCCGTAGCCGCCGTGATATCAGACTTGCCGTCCCACGTCGACCACGTTCTGACATTCTGACCATAGGTCACAGTCTCAGCCGAATCGCCTACCTTGTACTTGTAGACATTTCCAGACGTTTCCTTCGCCGGGTTGACTGTGATCTTCGTGTCGCCGGTTGCGGTTCCGGCTGCCGAAGTAACGGTCAGTGTGCCGAGCGAGGGGGTCTCGTCAATGTCAGCAACGGCAATGCCGTCCTGATACTCCGCGAACAGGGTCATTCCCATGATCGCAAAGGACTCGGAGACCGCCGTGGAGTAGTTGCCCTGCACGTGGAAACCAACCAGGTTCGTTTCGCCATCAGTCCTGTAATCAAGACCGGCACGGGCGAAATCGCTGTCAGCCGGGTCGATGTAGTACAGGACGATGTTCTCGACTGGAGTCGCAATGACACGACCACGCTTGATTTCTTCGTCAGACAGCAGGAACACGGTGCTGTAGCCCATGAAGTTCTTGATGTACTGGAAGCCGAATTCAGTCTGGATGGTGATATCGGCACCGCCGAGGTAGTCATACAAGTCCATGACGTTCACGAAGCCGACAACGTTTGTCGCGGTTCTGTGCATCTGCTTGAACTTGTTGATAACAGCGCCTTTCGCCATCGCAAGCGCACGCTGCCAGTTTGTTTCGCTGACGCTCAGAAGACCGGTATTCAGGTAGTCGTAGAACCGGTTCGTGACGTTGGTCTGAAGCTCATACAGGAAAGCTTCGTCGGTCATCGCGACTGCGACATCATAGCCGTATTCCTTGATTGCCTCGATAGAGACCGCCTTCGCGTACTTTTCGACGTTGATGTTCGCATAGTCCTTCTCGATGACAGTCGCTTTGGAGTAGGGGATCTCTTCGCCCTCGCCGACGCTCTGCGCGAGCGTCACGCTTGCGGTCTTGGATTTCAGAACGGTTCCCGGCTGCTTTTTGATGGGGCGCATAATGCCGAGAATGTCGCGCAGATGCTGCCAGTTCCGCGCAAAGCGGGTTACAAAATCGATTTCACGAGCGGTTACCTGAACGTCGCTCGTCATGGTCAGGTTGTTTTTTGCTGCCATATTATTCTTCCTTTCCGAACAAATTGAGATTTGCGGCAATTGCTGCCTGCCGTTCAGACGCATCCCTGATTTTGAAGATTTCGTCCCGGCTCATAGCGCCGCCATTGTTTGCGGGCGGGTCTTTGGTGTCCGCGCCCTTCTGTTTCGTGGTAACAACGAAATCTGCCCACTCTTCCTTGATGGACTTCTTCAAATCATCGGCGTTCTTGATCTTGCCGTCTTCCAATTCAACCGAAGAAAGATCGGTGACCTTCAAAACCGAATCGATGCGCTTTTCGCTGATACCCGCAGACTTCAAAAGTTCTCGATACGCGGATTCCTTCGCGCTCTTGGTTTCCTTCTGCATCTGCTCTCTTTTGTAGTCGTCAAATTCCTTTTTGACCTTGTCGTGCTTATCCTTCCAGCCATCGTCGCCTTTGGCTTTCAGGTTTTCCAACTCCGCCTGTACTCCGGGGAGCTTTTCAGCGTCTGCCTTATACCGCGCGAGATCGCTTTTCAGCCCGTCTACGGTATCGGTGTGCGCCTCAATGATCGTGTCCATCTGCTCTTCCGTCAGCCCCATTCCCTTTAGGAGCTTCCTTGTTAATGCCATGTTCTATCTCCCTTTCCCTTGTCGGCGGTTCTTTGCCGCGACAGAACAAAAAAATGTGGCAACAGTCGTTTCTTCACTGTTACCACATTTATACCGCATATTTTAGGCTCTCTTACGCAAACTTTCAGCCATTTTTCAATTCATCCTCTACGATCTTCCGGTATTCGGATGCATGGTCAGCCGCTGCGGGCTTCAAATACGGCTGCGCTTTATTGCCCGCCGTCCAGTGCCAGTTCCCATTTGCGTCCTGATACGCCCACGGCGTAGGTCTCCCGCCCGGATAATACTTACCGGTTCCGAGTTCGACGTATGCGGCATATTCCGTGTCACTTCCGACGTATGCCGCTGGCTCTTCTTCATCTACACGGTGCGTGATGCTATTCTTCAGATTTCCGGTATCGACCGGGCAAAGCCGCTTTGCATACTTTTCGGCCGTCATGCCGATCTTTTCGAGGGCGCGAATCAGCGCGTCGTGCATAGCGGACTTCACTTCTTTGGAATTATCGATAAATTCAACGCTCACGCTTTTTCCACCCCGCCCATTCTGCATATGTCATGTTTTCAATCAGATCATTTTCCCCTGTCTCAGGATTTCTGGCGCGGCGCTGTCCTCTTGATGTGTCAATTCCCTCTATCACAGATACCAGCGTGCAGCGGCAGTTGTATATTTCGGCGGGCACTCCGTCCGGGTCTCCCGGGAATCTGCAACCATTGGAAAACTTCTTGTCGTTATCCACGACCTCGCCGTCAAGCATCGCGTGAGAATGGCGCGTCCTTCCGTCCAGCGTCGCCATCCACTCTTTGCGGCATTCAATGCCCATCTTTTCAGCCGCAAAATAAGAATCCATCCGTCCGGCGTTCTGCGCACCCGTGACTGCCGTTCGAGCTGTCCGGATAGCGGAATCGCGGTTCATGGTGACAATTCTGGATTGTAGATCATCTGCCATGTGCTTGATGCTCTTGCCCTGCAAAATGGAGCTTGTGACGCTGGCTGCGATCTGCTTTTTGCCCCATGCAAGATCAATTCCACGATTTAACGCTCTTTTCGGCGGGTAATACGGCATAAGCTCCGGCTGTTCCACAATCAAGCGCTTTACAGTCTGTTCGTCCCATAAGTCAAATCCGACATCGCCGGTCACTTGTTCAATGGTGTACGCCGCGAAATTCCGATTCAAACTGTAAATGCCCGGCGTTGCATCGTTGACATACGCAACAGCAGCAGCGTTTGCATTTGTCATGCGATCTGCGACCTTATCCCGTAGCGCTTCAAAGCGCTTTCCACGCCCGATCTGCGCAAGCCGCCATTGCTTGTATTGTTCCTCGGTGATATCGCCAGCGTCCAGCCGTGCCTTTTCGGCTTCGTCACGGTCTGCGAACTTTGCGAAATACTCCTTGATGATATCCGTCAGACCGTCATACGCTTCTTTGTAAGAATCGTATATCCGCTTTTCGAGCGCCTTTAACTCTTTTTCGGTGAGGTCGTATCCCTTATCAGGTCTCATCGTTCACCATCTCCGGCGGCTCGAAGCTGCGCTCAATATCCTCTGTCGCTTTTCTTTTCAGAATTTCGGCGACTTCTTCCTGCGTCAGCCACGGGAGCTTGTTCAAAATTGTCTCATCATCGAGGTAATTCGCGGCAAGAAGCACCATCTGCGTTTGTTCCAGCTGATTTGTTACCTTAGAGCGAGTAAAAGATGGCTCATCCTCAATCCCAACGATTTTGAAAAGCGCCTGTAAGAAATCAATTACGCAGTATTCGAATTGATCGACCTTGTTATCCATCGACTGATATGCCGCAGTGATCTCCGTCGCTGTTTTCTGCCCGCCTTGCAGTTTTGTAACGTCCAACATCTGAAAATCTCGGTACAGATCGTCGCTGATTCTGGAAAGAAGCGCTTCCCGAGCTTCAACCGGGATTGTGAGCGTATGAGCCTCTGCCTTCGCGCCGTCATCGTCCACAAGACCTACACCAATTCTCCGCATGGACTCTTTGAACCGTGCCATATCGACCTCGTCCATGCCACCGGCATTGGAGATCGTCCAGTAAATAACGGATGCATCATCAACCGTATTTGCAAAGCCGGATTTGATCAAGTCGTAGCAGTCAATTGCCTCACGCTGACCAACCAACTCAGACTGCTTTGCGCGGTTCCCGTACATAGGAATAATAGGGAAACTCGGATAATTCTGATACGCCAGAAGTTCAGTCCCGTCAATCTCAGAAGTCGCTTCCACAGCCACATAGCCGCGCTTCGGCTCCAAAATCATCATTTCTTCCCCGTTCCGTCGGATGTACTGTGTAAATCCGTCAGGTTCGAAGAGCGTAGCACGCAGCGGCTTGCTTGTGCATACTTGCCAGAAACGAATGCCCGACCGAAGCGATCCGTTTTCCTCATCCAGAAGCGGAACAAATTCTGTCACATCAAACACTTCAAGGTGATCGAGATTCCAGAAACCATAGGAAACGCCGCCGACAAGCGCGTCGTGTGCTGCGTCTTGGAGCCGTGTGTCAAACCCAGCGCCCAACTTCGCTTTGTTTTCCTCTTTTTTCAGTGTCACGCCGTTTCCAAGCAAATACTGCGTTTCCTGCGTGATGAAATTTGCAAAGAAATTGCTCCGAAGCTTATAGTTCGGACTGTAGTTGTCCGGAATGACTTTCCCGTTGAGTGTATAAAGCAGCTTTTGAAAATTAGCAATCGTCACATTCCTGTGCGCGTCATACTCCTTCGCAATAACCGCCTGTTTGTATAAATCCGAGTCTTTGTGATTATTTATCGCGGACAGAACAAATTCCATCCGTTCCCGGTCAGACTTTTCCGCAACCTCTAAAAAATCCTGATATGTTTTCATCTTTTACCTCACCGCGCCAGTTCCGGCACAAATCTGTGTTCTTTGAAGTGCTTTTTCAAGACCGTCATCACCATGTACCTGATTTCGTCCATAGCGTGGTCGTTTTCCTTCACGACGCGGTCAGATTCTGCTTTTTCATCCCATCTGTAAAGCCCGAATTCGCGGATGGCGTCCTCGCAGCTCTCGTGGATTTTGAGCTTCCCGGACGCGATCATCTCAGCCGTTGTCTGTATGCCGGGCAGTACATCATTCACAGCCCCGCGAACTTTGAACTCATGGTGCTTCTTTACGGTGGCAATAAAAGCGTCCGCCGACGGGTCTACAACCAGGCATTTTATATCCCTCCCGCCCGCGAGGCGCTTGACCTCTGAATAATACTCTTCCGGCGTTTTTTCTTTCCGTTCTTCTCGCCCGCAGTAATAATACTCTCCGATTCGCACCGCTTCCGTTTTCGTCACGCACCACAAGCCAGCCGAAAACGGGTTGTGTGTGCCGTAGTCGATGGAAATGTAATAATCGCCGGTGTCCGGTATGTCCCTCACGATGCAGGAATCGCCGAACATAGGGTATACAAGTCCTTCGGCAATTACCCAATGTCCAAGTACATATCGCTCATAGAAAACGCCGGAATACATATTTTCATAGCGTTTAATTGTTCGTTCACTAAGCCCTGGGTTGTCTCGCATTTCAAAATGCAGATACAGAGCGTTTCTTTCTTTTCTGCGTTTAATCCAGTCTGCATAAAACCAGTGGTGAGGGCTTCCGGGGTTGCAAGAGAACCACAGCTTTGCACCGTCCACAGAGCAACGCGCAAGTGCCTGCTCCACAAAAGAGCGGGGCATAAGTACAACTTCGTCCAGCAGCACGCCAGCTAACGTTCTGCCTTGAATCAGCGTATAGCTTGCCTCATCCTTGCCGCCGAAAACTTCAAAATAGTTCGTCACAGCACCGCGTCGCACTTCCATGACCTTATCGCCGCGCCGCCATCGGACGATATAGCGCTCCTTCGCAAGGCTCATCGCCGTAAACGGTACAATGATGTTCTTTGTGCAGCTATCAACCGTGCGGCCACACACACCAAAGCGCTGCCCGCTGAAATTCTCCATCGCCCAGCGTACAAATGCCCACATCATGATGGAGGTCTTACCGGAACGCACAGCGCCGTCGCAGATCAGCGCGTCATACTTGGAATAGGGGAATGCAAGGATTTTCTGCTGTTTTGGGCTAATCATCGCTCCCCAACCCTTCTGCCATTTCACGCAAGCTCTGACTCAGAGCGTCTTCCTTAATCGTATCTGATGGATTTCCCCCAATCATCGCCCATTTGTCGATCAGCGTCCCCATCGCCGTTGTAATCTGGCTGAGGTTTGCAGCCGCGAGTTTATCAGGGTCATTTAGCATCTCAAGCCCTTTCCCAATGAAAGAACATACAAGCTCTTTTCGGGAGTCCATGTACGCGAGAATATCTGCTGTGTTTTCTTCTTTTTTTCGTCTGCACATCTCTGCAATATCTGCATTATTGTGCACAATCTTCTTTACGGTGTTCGGGGAGCAGCCGTTAAGCTTTGCCACAGCGTTACAGCTTCCGAGCTGGGCATAGTCGGCAACTATTTTCTTTTTTTGCCGATCTGTCAACCTCGCAGCCATAATCACCACCTCGAAATAGTTATCCTTTTCACGCTCCACCGGATTGCGGTTTCCGGTGGAGCTAAGAAAAAGGAGGTTCCGCAGTACGCTGCGTAGCCGTTGAAAAGGATGAGAACGCAGAGGATACACCTCTACGCTCTCAACGATACACTATGTTTAAGGCTCTCTTACGCAAACTTTTGAATATAAACCACGTTTTTCTGCCACCAAGTAGATAAACTGCCTATGCCATTCCTGAGCGGTACGTTCCGAAACATATACCACCATCGCAGCGCCCTGTAAGGTGTGTGTACGCTTCCAAAGAACCAAATCTATGAGCCGGAGGCGTTCCGTCCCGTCGATAAGCTGTTTTGTTTCCTCGATTGCAGCTTCGACAGCAGAGATTTCATCCCGCGTCATAAGCGTACCGCTTTTGTAACTTCGTATCATCCACTTCGCATACCCCCACCATCCATAGCGCGGTTTGCTCACCACATCAACCTCCTATCTGCCCGAACTTCCGAACCCATTGTCCCCGCGTTCCGTCTCCTCGAGCGAGCTGACCACTTCCAGCTCCGGCAGGATGCAAGGCAGTATAACAAGCTGCGAGATCTTATCGCCCCTACAGACCTTGTAAGGCTTGCTTCCGTGGTTGTATAGCTTGACCATGATGCTTCCGGTGTAGCCGACGTCGATGACCCCTTCGCTTGTAATTCCATGTTTGACGTTCAGACCGCTTTTGCTCTTGAGAAATCCCACGGTGTTTTTGGGCAGCTGGACATGCACGCCGGTATCAAACAATTCGCTTCCTCCGGGGTAGATGTAAACATCGTCGTTCGCGGAATACAGGTCTAACCCCGCATCATATTCATGCGCCCTTGTGGGCATGAACGCCAACAAATCTAAAACAATTTTCATTTTTCCCACCAATCCTTGATTGTATCGTTCCGTTCGAAAAACGGCTGGAAGAACGGACCGCAGAGATTCTTAAGGCTCGAGTCCAGCCGGTGAATTGCATCGTCGGATTCCTTCTTGCCCAGCCATGCCACGCCGTACTCTGCGTCAAGCTGCTCCATTTTGTCCAGAAGTTCCTTTGCCTTCGCCGGGCTTTTGAGCATGCCCAGTTCATGCGCCGCCACAAAGAAAAGGTCCGTCACCTTCTGCTTTCCGGCTTCCATACCGGCGGCAAAATAAGCTTTGTTGCTTCTGCGAATACGCTTCGCCAGATCGTTCATGGTACTCATAGCTGTATCCCCCTCTCACAAGAAAACAGTTTCATCGGTGACTTGTCCGTTGTCTGTGATTTCTACTTCCATTTCATCAGATAATTTCACGCGGATTTCTGCCCGATTTGCACGAAATGGCGCAAATGACGAGTTATAGCAGTCGCATACAATGTAGTCTCCATCAAAACGGAACGTGTTTTTGTGGCAGTCCTTGTACTCTGCATTCCTGTTGCAGGTTGAAAGCTTTGCCCATCGTCCCTTCCAGTCCGGAGCTTTGATTTTGTAATCAGGATACGCTTCCTGGAATGCTGCATACTTTTCTGGGAATAAACCCCGTAGCTGATGCAAAAACATCGGGACGGTTTTGTCCTGATAATCCCGAATTACGCCGCCCATCATTGTTCGTGGGATAAAATCGCAAATTCTCTTGATGTTTTCAGGCGTGAGTTTATCTGCGCTTATGTACAGTTTGTTTGTGCTAAAATGCGGGTCATCGCAACGGATTCCCCCGCCGAAATCCTCCAACCATATATAAGAAACGGTGAGAAAAGCATCTTCTCCTATGCGTGTAATCAAATTGGTTGATGGATATTGCAATTTCCCATAAGCTGGATTTGTTCTGGCTTCTTTCTGAACCCGTAAAAATGCCTTTGACCGTTTTGTTCCACCATCCACAATTGTGATCTCACCGTTGGGGCATCTGACGCCAAATAGTGTTGTTACGCAAAAACACTTTCCATTTTTATAGGCAGAGCATTCCTCGGCGCGGTTGCAGCGGATGTATTCCGCTCTTAACCTACAATCCCTGCTACCATCTCCATATAAATGCGCGCAAATGCAGTTATCGTTCATAGCTGTATCCCCCTTATGTACTTATCAAAATACGTCACAGCCACCGCCATAGCCGCCCACATATCCGCCGAGAAGCCGTAGAAAAAGCCTGTGTTCTTCTTTGTTCCCTTGCCGAAGTTCGGCGCTCCGGGCGCGTAGCGGTCTACGAGGGCTTGTCGAATATTCACATCCTTCGCCGACGCTCTGCCGCATAAGTAAAGCTTCTCTTCCCGGCGATAGATCTTCTGTATCTGGTATCCCTGCCGGTAAAGCTCGGCATATTCCCAAAATCGCCCAATCCAGAAGCACGTATCAAACACCTCTTGACCGACTGGCATACCCATACCGGCGACCATTTCGATTGCCAGATGCTGATACTCCCGGCAGAGAACGGGGAATATCTCCCCGTTCGGAACTTTCCCAACGTCCAACACCTTCCGGATTTCCTTCCCGTCGTGCTCTACGAGGACATACCCGGATTCCATATTTCCCGGGTCAATTGCCAGTATCGTTCCCACCTTGCAGCCTCCTTCCGGTCTCGCACGGCTTCATCTCGTCGCAATCACCGTATTTCGCGCAATGTGCTGCAAACAGCCCCTTGAACTCCGGCAATTTGTCGATTACAAGGCAGCACATCATTTTCACAGCCTTGCGCGTCTCATCTGCCGCTAGATAACACAGTCGCTTCTCCGCAATCGCCATCAGCTCTTCGGCATTCATGTACCAAATCATGTCTACCGGCGCGTCCTGCCGCGCTGCGTTCCGGTCGTATTCGTCCTGCCGGTCATTCCGCTGTGACCGGATAAACGGCTGTGCGTGGACGTGGCGGGCTAAATGGGTGCTTACCCAGTACGGCACACCCTCCAAGTAAAACGCGAATTGCAGCGTCCGAATGGGGCTATGCCGCGCCCGGAGAATGGAGTGTTTCCACGCCATGTCCGGCGCTGTTTTCATCTCTTTGCCGATGGTAACTAAAGCGCACTGTTTTGCAAGCGCCCAGTCCTCATCGGTGGGATATTTCAAAAGTGTGATGTTCATTCTTCCCTCCGTTCTCCGTAGCTGCAAAAATCGTATGGATATGCCGATGGCAAAATCCCATGGTGGCGCGGATGTCCACAGTTGCCCGATTCAGTCCGATGCTTGCAGTCCTTGCAGCGCACTATTTGTATAGAATCGCCCGGGAATGACGCCATCGCCCTTTCAAAGTCTTCCGCGAAAATTATGCGACAAAGCCCGCGACCATCGCTCAAATCATGAAGCGGGATCTTCTTCAACCATTCCCTCAGACCATCGGCAGAAACCAGTTTTTCACTCTCCATTTTCTGCAAAGCCTTCTCGGCTTCTTCTCGGCTCAAAAATGTGGTCTTTCCGATTCTATCTGGACTAAATGTGCGCTCATACGTATGCCCTGTTTTATCAACGTGCTCGCTGTAAACCCATGAGATGCCTGTTTCGTCCACCGCGTACCCTACCACCGCAAATTCGAGAATCTGCTTGTTTACGAAATAAACCGTATCGCCCACTTTGCACGGCAGAATCAGGACGCGCCCGTCCTTGTCGGCTTTCATCAGCTCCACCATTCGTGAGATGGAGTAATCACAGCCGGAAAGTGTTTCCTCTATCTCTCGCGCCTCGGCGCACGCCTGCGGGGATAATCCCGCATCTTCGTAAGCCTTGAGCCGTTCCCATACCTCCTTCTGCGTGCAGTTGCCGCTCTGCTGGCACGCCAGGTCTCGGCACTGTGCAATATCACAAAAGTTTCCTTCAAACGTTAGTCTTTCCATCGGCATCCTCCTTGTCCTCGAACTGCTTCAAATGTTCGCGCAGCTCCGCGCATACCCACGCTGCCTGATAGAGCAGAGCCAAAATGTGCTCGAACGATTCAACATCTTCCCAGAGCCATTCGGCCATCATCGTCGAGAAGGAATCATCCGAGATATCCAAGTCCACATACGGGCAGTTCCATCTGGTCAGATCCCGCGACAGGTCGAACAGGCTGATGTCTGCGCCGTTCTTCCCGTATCCGCGCACCCATACCTCTTTGTCCTTGACGTAGAACAGGTTCAGCGCCATTTCAAGATTGTTTTTCGGGGTATCCGTTGTGAGCCTCATTTTTCGTCCTCCTCAATTTTTGGCGTATGTGCAAGCGTCTTGTACGCCGCAAACACCACATTCCCCGCTTTGGTCAATGCTTTTGTGCCGCACACCGCGCATTCGATGAGGTACAATCTTTCCTCGCAGTAGTACACGTGGAGCTTGTGTCCACATCTTCCGCAGCATATGTCTGTCTCCCACGCAAGGTAATTCGTACCGTCGTTTTTGCCATCAAAAACCTGATGGCACAGCTTGTCGAAGTTCGATGCACCTTTCATCATTCCACCTTCCGGCGCTTCCGGCAAGCCGCGCCATTCCCAGCGGCTGGAATCGATGCACCAGGCGCATGGACACCCTTCCTGCACGCAGTTCATGCAATCAAAGACAATCGCACCGTCATATTCGCAAAAATCGTTATGCTTGCAGTCCAGGCAGTCATGCCGCTCTTTTATCTGCTCGATTATAGCGTCCCTCTCGGCTTCTACCTTCGCATTCTCGGCGGTCAGGCGCTCGATGAGCCGAGCCGCCGCAATGCTTTTAACCGTCTCGTAGCACTCACAGCCAGTGGCGCTACGCGGTGCCATCGGCTCGCCGCATTGCCTGGAGCACGCAAAAAAATGGATGCACTCTTCACAGGCTCTTTCAGGATTTTCTTTAGGTGGCATTATTTTCCTCCCCCCGGCGCTTCCGGCAGCGGCATCCAGTGGGTGACAGTGCACGGCAACCCCATGCACAACCAAGTCCCAGCCTCTTTCTGATAGTTCCCAATATCGACGCCGAAGTAGGGGCTGCGAACCATGTAATTTATAAGTTCGCCAGTTTT